GACCGCTGTAAGGATTCATACCTGTTTCATAAGGAATTTTAACCTGCACACCTTCAAAAGGTTTTGCATAACGAGTTTTCATTACTTTACAAGCGGCACGAATGCCATTCACATCGCTTACTTTGTTGCCGTCCTCATCTTCTTTGAGTTTGAGCTTACGCATAGCAACAACAATACTTGATGCATACACGAAACCTTGTCCGCCTGAGATCTTATCATCTGGATCAAACATATCTTGTGATGCGTATGTATGGTTAGTACATACCATACCAACGTTATGCGATCCAAACATATTAACACAGTTACGTACCAATGCTGTTAGTGCTTTAGGCTTACGACCCATATCACCTTTTAGATCGCCTTTGTCAAATTGATCTACGTCAGTGGGTGTGAGCAACATACCTAAACTATCAATAACAAACAATACCTTAGGTCGTTCTTCTTCGGTCATACTCTTGTAGTCTGCCATGAACGTGCTAATAGTTTTAGCAACGTCGTCAATCATGCTCATGCTTAGTTTTAGCAGTTTGCTCTCGTCTGTGTCAACACCTAGTGCATGTAGCCATGCTTCGTCTAGTGCGTTCTCACTGTCAATTAGCACAACAAAGATACCTTGCTCTTGTGCGTTTTTAACAATGTTGCCGGAGACAAAGTAACTTTTGCCTGCGCCGCTCTCGCCAGCAAATACAGTTACCTTACCCATTGGAACTCCCTTGTCAAACTCTCCGCTGACAAGATAATTTAGTGCATAGTTTCCTGTTGAAATCCAATCTGTTGGATCATGGAAACCAATTGTCAATCCGTTGATTGACTTTGTAATATCTTTACGAAATTTACTTACGTCAAATGGTTTAGCCATATTTTTTCCTACCTTATTAAAAGAATCTGCGAGATCTCGCTGGTTACCGAATGGAGATTTTTGCCGGAACTCGCAGTATAATATTCTTTGTTTCTACTTAGCTAGAAGCTTGTCTGCTACGAATCATAGCAAGAATATCTTCAGTCCTCTTAGTCGATCCGCTTTCTTCAGTTGCAGGTTCTGCAACTGGAGCAGTTGCAACAGCAGGCTCTTCAGCTACTGGCTGAGGTGCTGGTGCTGGTGCTGGTGTCGCTTGAGGTGCTGGTGCTGGAGTACTATCTTTCGAAGTACTATTTGATCCGCCACCTTGAAACCCACTGGGCTTGTAGTAAGATGCAAATTTGTCAGGATCATAAGCCTGACCGTCAACTGATGCTTCAAACATTTCTGTTAGAACCTTTAGTTCAGTTTCGTTAGGCTTTTTAGGTAGGAAGTCAGCAAGGTTATGCAAACCGTATTGGTCAACTGCCGCACGTTCTACTTCAGTAAGTGCAGATTCCTTACGAGAATACTTAGAAGTGCTGTAGTCAGCATATCCACCTTTGCTGGTCTTAACAACACTGAAGTCTAGACCACGCTCGTAATCAGTTGGAAGTTCTTCCATCTCTGGATCCATCAGAGCCGCTTTAACAATGTTAAAGATCTGAGGACTAATAATAAACCTACGGATTGGATTCTCAGGCGTTGAGTCGTCTGCAAGTGAACTTTCACGTACAAAGCCTTGGAACAAGTAAGAACGCTTCTTCCAATACTTACGACCCATTTCCTCAAGACTTGAGTCTTTGAACCATGTACGTACTTCTGCAAGAATAGGACAACTATCGCCCCACATCTCTACGCAGGGTACCTGTACAATCTGAGGTTTGCTATTAACGTCTCCTTTGATCCCATTGAATGGAAGTCGGATCATGTTGCGCTCTACCCAAAAGAAATCATTCTTTGTGTCAGAGTCTGGAAGGAAACGGATTCGGGAAGTTGAGCCCTCTGGAATATTCCAATGAGGGAAAATGGCGTTGTCGCCACCTGTAGTGTTACCGCCTGTGCGGGTTTCTTGAGCTTGTAGTTTTGCTCGGATTTCAGCCAATGTAGCCATAATGTTTTCTCCTTTAATGTGCCATAATGTTTTTGCCTGAGCACATACACACAGTATATGCTAGTTTTATTTAGCAGTCAAAGGAAAATTTTACCAAAATAGATTTTATGAAATGCCAGCTAGTTTTTTAAGATTGTCTACTGATTCTTCTTTTGGTTCTTCAGCTGGCGCTTCGGCGTCAGCTGGCGCTTCGGCGTCAGCAGGCTCTTCAGCAGGTTGCTCTTCTGTGTCAGTTGGTTCTTCTGCTGGAGCTTCTGCTTCTGGTTGCCAAGTTTTAAGATATTCAAATATCTTAGCCATTGATTCTTGAATGTCTCTACTTACTGATGCATTACCAGTAACTATATCTTTGTGTATATTAGTAAACCATCTTACAATGGTTGGACGAGCGTCGGCTTCTGGACCTTTAATGTCAGCCAGTGTGCCAAGATCATCAAAAAGATCGTCATCACCAAATATATCATACATTGCAGATGTAGCATCATTACCTTCTGGACCAAACTGAATTGGTTTAGCAAAGATACGCTTAAACTTCTCAACATCTTCATCGCTCTCAGGCAATGCCCAAGTACCTTCGGTTAGCTTGTCGGCCCAGCTTTCAAATTCAGTTGCGTTGGCTTCTATAACTGGACGATTTGCAAATGCTTTGTAAACATATGGTAGAGCTTCTTCAATGCGCTGGTCAATAAAACGTTTTGTAAAACGCTCTCTGAGTGCATCTTCATCTTCCATTTCAACCATTTCTGGTGCCATATAGTCTTCCCAAAATGCTTGATAGCCTTTTGGTGTACTCATTCTATCTAAACCTTTGCGACATTCGTAATAGCGTTCTCTAGCACATTCAACTAGATCAGGAACTTCTTTGTCTTCAAATGCTTCAACATTACGTGTAGCACGTAGAAACTTGCTTAGTTGTTGCATTTCTTCTACCATTGCGTAGATCTCTTGTGTACGATCATCTGAGATCATTCCGCCGTGTGCAACATGTTGTCCAACTGCACGAGCGGCTCGCAGATTTGTAAATGGTAGCCTAAAACGCTCACCTAAACTATTTTCAACAAAAATAACATCAATATTACGACTACGTGCGCCACGCTTATCTTCATCAACTTCTGTTCGATGTCTAATGATTAAACGTGTTTCTCCAACGTGATCGTAGCTTTTCTTTCTAGTACCGTACATTTTACTTTCCTGAATATCTACTTCTTTTGACTTCCAATTGCCATTGGTTGTTTGTTGTTTAATGTCCCTTAGATTCAATGAACTGCGATTGATATCTCTAGTATCAAACGTTAGCATATTTCTTCTTGAGAATCTACGCATTTCTTTTAAAAACGCAAACCAATCATCTTGTTCCTCTTTAGTAAGTTTATTAGATAATTCTTTGCTAAAGTAAATCTTCAGTGATTGATCGTCGATAATGCTAACAGTAACATTACCAAAGTTATTGTCGTTTACAGTGTAATCGAAATTATAAAAACGTGCTTGTGTTGGGTCATCTGTAGCTTTCGCATCTTTGTCACCAAGACTTATACGATCAAAACGGCTTCGTAGTTTATCAAAAAGTGCTTCTGCTATGCTGTCAAGTTCTTTCATAATACTATTTACCTTTAACGAAAATATGTGTAAGTAGTGAATCTGTAATCTTTACCAGGTACAATCATGCCATGCCATAAATCAGGCGTAATAATCATAAAATATGCGGTGTTTGTTTCAAAAGGAAACCGATATCTAACTGCATCTTTGCTAGCAGTAGAATAAAAGCAGGTTCCTGTTTCTTCAGGACCTAGCCAAAATGCCTGCATTGCTTGTTCTACCCCTTTAATATCTCCTGTAAATTCGTCAACTACTCCATCTAAATGAATAGGCACTGTAAATCCCGGTGGATCGATCCACATACGAGTTCCTTCTGCTACAAAGAAGTTCGTATTACATACTTCATTTATTTGATTAATATTAAGGGTCAATTGAGCATCTATTTCACGTAGTAGACTGTGATCGTCTACCATCCATCGTGTCCATTCTTCTTGTGCTTCTTGTTTTTTGAGAGGTTCACTTAGCCAATCGTGTTCTACTATACGTTTGGAAAGTCCTGCAGAAACAACATCAGTAATTCTGAATAAATCCTGTGTTGGAGGTATGTTTTCGATAATCATATTTTACACCACTATAAAAGGCATTGGTTCGATAAAGTCGTCCATGCTGTCTTTGAGTACAGTATCTAGTTCACTGTCAAAGTTTTGCATGTATTGCACCATGCGTACAATCAACAATGTTGCCATAACTAGATCGTCATGTTCACCTGGCTTCGCCGAAAAGCTCATACCATGGGCAACAAAACTTTTAAGCTCGCTCATCAGTGCCTTGCTGTTAATTGTGATCCTGTCTGTTTCCAACAGCATCTTAAATTTACTACACGCCGCCAATTTTGATTTAGCAGTTGTAGTGAATCCTTTGCGAAATCGTCTTGCATTGCCCACTTTAGCTGGCTCGCTTAAAAATATACCACGTATGTTTTCTTCACCAATCTCAGCAATAGTTACAAGTCCTGCTTCGCCTAATGTATTGTTTTCTATACTATAATATATGCGTTCATTATGTCCAACAATGTCTGCAATATAGTCAATAATCTCTTTCATTATAACTATTTGTCGTTGAATAGGAGTTTTATTATGCTTCCATTCAGCAACTTGTAGCATAGTAGGAACTTCAAATACCTGTATAGCACTATAGTCGCCGCCTGTACCAAGACTTGGATCTAATGCAACTACATATTGACAGTTTGAGTTTGGACGTTTGTACCAACGCACTTCACCTTGCTTTTCTGCTGGTTCTTTACCTTCCATCTCAAGTAACTTAACTGCACTAATAAGTGTTTCATCATAGATAATTGGTTCACATTCATGCTCACGTTTGAATCGCTCATCACCAATACTTGCACGTTCTTGAGTAGCCCAAGCATCGTCTCTTTCTGGATGTCTATTCCATCGAGCCATGTAGCCTTTGAAGCCATTTTGTCCTAGTTCTGTTTTGTTTCCAAACTCATCTTCAGTTTTAGTAGCACCGGTCCACAATAGCCAAAACTGATCTTCGTCACTGTTTGGTGTTGAAGTAATAATAGCTTTACCACCAGTTGCTAGTGTAGGACTAATACTAGTCCAAAATTCACGAGCAATAGTGTTACGCACAAAAGCAAACTCGTCACAGTATAGCAATGTAATACTCATACCACGACCAGTAGTTTCAGTAGTTGTTGTGCTTACAATACGTGAACCGTTTTCAAAGTCAATACTACCTTTATTGTAACTGGTAACACCTGCACGTATGTGATTAGGACATAGTTCATATGCATAGCGAATACGTTGCATGATTTCTTGTGCGCCAGTGTATTTGTGTGCGGCGATAAGAATGGTCGAATCTGGAACAAACATAGCATACCATAGCAAATATCCTGCGGCTGTAGTAGTTTTACCCATCTGACGTCCAAGCAAATTAATACTAAAACGATACCCGTGATAGATATCGATTAGTTCGTCTTGATAGTCAAAAGGATCATACAACAAACGTCCTCGAGTAGGATGCTGAATGTAAAAAAACTTTGATAAAAAATATTTAGCGCCTGTTTTTGAATCAGCACAACTAGCAAATTCCAGCAACTGATTCTGTGTATATGTTTCCTGCTTGTGTGCAGGTTTAACCAATACGCCTTCTAAACTCTTAGCCATGTTATTTCGGTTACTATTCCTCTGAATACTATATAATACTGTTACTTATCATTCACAAACAGGGCTATAAGTATTGTTATGAGCGACACACTACTACTGAACGCTAACTATGAACCCATCAGTATTTTGCCATTAAGTGTGATTGGCTGGCAACAGGCTATTAAATTAATCTTTTTGGATCGTGTAAAAGTTGTTGAAAATTACGAAAATCGTGTGATCCGTAGCCCAAGCACAGAGATTAGATTACCTAGTATTTGTGTTACTAAAGAATATTTCAACCCAATGAAGCATGTTAAATTCACACGCAATAATCTATATCTGCGTGATATGTATCAGTGTCAATACTGTGCTGATGTTTTTAGTCCTAGAGACCTAACTATCGATCACGTTATACCTAAAAGCAAAGGTGGTATTATCAGTTGGGAAAATTGTGTAACTGCATGTAAGGAATGCAACTTCCGCAAAGGCAGTAAGATTATGAAGCCTCTTAAAGAACCTGTTAATCCTGAATATTATCACTTGGTAGCTAAGTGGCGTCGGAGGCCTGGCAATATTAGTGTTCGGGCCGAATGGCTAAAGTTTTTACACGTAGACGAACAAAAAGTTAACGTTCAGACTTCTCGTTAGAAGTCTTTTTTTGTTCCTGTTCAATTTCATTCTTATATTCATCGGGCACAGGACCCCACCCTACAGTGCGGTCCCATTCCCTTTGAGTATATTTGTTTGTATTTTTATCTTTACTCATAAAACTACTTATCTGTTATTACCAACCATTGGGTACAACAAGATAATGTATAAACAGCACAATACCTACGCTTGCGCCTAATCCAATCATCATCTTAAAGAAGTCTCGTGTTACAAGTGGAAACACTGATTTGAACTTTTCCTTGCCTGTCATAGTTGCCATAGCAAGTTCACGTCCACACAGTAGACCCACAAACACCCAAGTAGTCGACATTGGTATGTCATTTAGTTCTTTGAAGAACCAAAGGATAACCCAATACACAGCATCAATAATAGTTGCTGACCTTACGTATCTTGTGTTGTGTTTTTCTAATACAATCTTTTGTATCTTACCTCCACCTTCACGGAACATAAATCCTAAGCCAATTACAAATACAGTACTGACTAAAATCATTAGATCCCAAGGTATCTCTCTAGGTAGGAACACAGCGATGTTAGCCATATCGTGTGACAGCCATGTAAACCATAGGAAGCCTGTGGTTACCCACTGTCCTATTCGCCACAAATTCTTGTGTTCTTCTTTGACAGGTTTTGCTTCGTCAAGTATCTTGCTTACTACTATCCAAATAGCATACGCCGCCACAGCCGCGACTGCATATCCCATCATAGATTTCATAAGCATTTTTTCTAATACAAATGTAGAAGCAAAGGCACTTAATACTAAAAAAGACGTGCTAACTGGCACGCCTATCCTTGTAAGTATTAATAGCAAGGCCGGAGCCATTGCGTGATACCATTGTATTTCTTGGAATGGAATTTTGTTAAGTCTGCCGTAACTGATGTCTCCACCATTCACATACCAGCCATACCAAAGCGTATATAAGAGTACGGCTGAAGCCGCTCCCCACATAACTTTCCAATTAAATTTTTCGTTATTACTTGCGATCCATGTACCTAATGTTTGTACGGAATCATTTGCGATAACTGCGTATCCTGCGAACAAGAAACCAACAGCCATCCATAAGGTGAGTTGATCCATAATTTTCTCCTTTGCTTGACGGCTTTACCCCGTCACTCACAATGTAATTTTTATATTACATGAATATTTAACAAAGAGCAAGAAGAAAAATATTACAGTTATGTTACATTTTACGATTGGTTAATCAATAGGTTTTTCGCCAGTTAGATATGGTCTGGCAAACCAGAGTTTAAACCATTCTTCAGTTCCTGGTTTAATGTTGTGCTTGCGTTGTAGTTGAGCTTTTTCTGTGCCGGTATGGCTAATGTTGTCTAACAGTGTGCTTTCGTTAGCGTGTCCAGTTATACCGGCAAGTTTTTTTAAACGTTCTAAATCGTTCATCGATTTTTACGTTTGACAGGACCTTGTGCAACGGTGATGCTTTGTGTGTTTACATCTGGAAGTTCGTTACTGCCTTCGCCTTTGGTTAACGTATGCTGTGTAGTAACACCCATACGCTTTTTGGCGGTATCAATAATCTCTTGTTCACCTTGTGTATATGCTAGTGTTACCATACGTCCTTGTGTAGGACCATCTTCAGGCAT